GTATACCGCCTCGACCCCGCTCGTCAATGGCGCAGACCAGACGGGCAGCACGAGGGCGACGGATGGCTGGGCGTCAGGCGCGGCGACCCTGAACAAAGGCGATGTTTTTACCATCGCTGGCGTCAACTCGGTCAACCCGCTGTCCTACTCGTCCTCGGGTCGTCTCCAGCAGTTCGTGGTGACGGCGACGACGTCGGATTCGTCAGGGGCGATGGCGACATTGCCGATTAGCCCATCGATCATCACGTCAGGCGCGCTGCAGACGGTGTCTGCCTCGCCGGACAACAACGCGGTCATCACGGTGCTCGGGACCACAGCGGCAGCGGGTGGCACCCTGGCGACCACCGCAAGTCCGCAGTCATTTGTCTACCATCCGGACGCCTTCGCGTTTGTGATGGCGGACTTGATGAAACCGGGTGCTGGCGCGGAAAGCACGACGGTGCGCTCCAAGTCGCTCGGATTTTCGATACGCATGGTCGAGCAGTACCAGATCGGCACGGATCAGAATCCGTCGCGGTTGGACATTCTGATCGGAGCCACGACCATTCAAGCGCGCCTCGCGGCGCGGGTTTGGGGTTAAGTCATGGCATTAGCCACTACGACACTCAGCTCTGCTGTGACGGTCACCGATAGCTCGATTGTCGTTGCGTCGGCCACTTCGGTGGCGGCGGGGCGCATCGTACTCATTGATGGCGAGTTCCTGCAGGTCACGCAGGATTATGTCAGCGGCACGACGGTGAACGTCTTGCGCGGGCAGAATGGCACGGTCACGGCGGCACATGTCGCGTCGGCCAATGTCACGCATGGGGCGGCAGCCGATTTCACGGTCGCCGCGCCAGGGACGGCCAACCTGAAACCAGGGACGATTCCCTTCACCACCACCAGTTATTCGGCGGCAGGGGCGATCGCGTTTGGCGCGGCGCAGTGGACGACCGCGATCATCAACGGGACGAGTGCCCTGGCGATGACGCTGGCCGATCCCGACTCGTCGCAGGATGGCATCATCCTCGCCATTGTGGCGAACGGGAAAGCGGCCCATACGGTGACGTATACCGCTGGCCTGGGCGATGCCGGATCGGGCTACGACGTCGGTACTTTCGATGGGAGTGGGCAGTGCTGCATGCTCTTGACAGCGGCCAATTCCATTTGGGTGCCGTTGCCGAGTCCGATGAGTGGCACGCTCACCGCGATTGACGTCGCGATTGCGTAATTTCGGTCATGTCGGGGGGACGGGGCATCCGGCCTCGTCCCCATTTTCAGGGAGAGGTGTATGCCCGTTGTCCACAACCCCGATTCGGCATTTTCGCGCGAGATGGATCGGTGGAATTTACCCAAGCGCGAGGGCGGGTTTAACGCGGATGGGTATGTCGCGTTTCCGGCGATGGTCTACAAAGCCTTTCCGAATGAGAATGGCAAAGTGATGTGTGGCGACCCGCGTACGGCGATGGGTGAGGCAAAAGCCGAGACATTTGCGAGGAAATGTCAGCTCACCGTGCGGAGCCCTGAGGAATTAGAGAAGGCGTTGCGCGCGGGCTGGGAGGAGACGCCTGATGCGGCGCTCACCCGGTATGACACCGATCAGCGCACCATCGCCGACACGGCGGCGGCGCGACATTTTTCTGACCAGCGCATGAGCGCGAAAGCGCAGGCGGAAGCCAAGGTTGCCGATGATGCCACGCACGAGCACGTCGCGGATGTGCCGATACGACGGAAACACAGACGGACGACGAAGAAGGCGGTGAGTGGTGCCACAAGTGAACAAGACGTATAACCGCGCGGTCGCGATTACCAAGTCGGACACCGTCAATTTCGACGGCAGCACTTACTCCGCGAATCCCGACACGAAGGCCATCACGGCCGAGGCGGTGTACTGCGGGGGGGCTGGGGTGGTGGTTGCGGTGTTTCCTGATGGGTCCACGGGGAGCTTTACAGTCACGGCCGGGCAGACGTTGCCGCTCACGACGATTCGCGTCAATAGCACGTCCACCACGGCCACGCTGATGTTGGCGCTGTATCAGGTGTAGCGGTGACGGTGCAGGAACTCATCACCGCCTCACTCCAAGACCTGCGGGTCATTCAAACGGGAGAGACGGTGAGCGCCGATGATGCTGCGTTGGGGCTCTCACGCCTCAACGACTGGATTAACGGGCTTGCGACCGAAGACCTCACGGTCTTTACGATTCTCCGGACGACGTGGACACTCTCAACGGCAGCCTCCTACACCATTGGGACCGGCGCGACAGTGAATGTGGCGCGGCCGACCGGGCCGATGGCGATTGAGAACATCGGGTTTCAGGACACCAGTGTCAGTCCGACACTGGAGTACCAGCTCGGTCCCGTCCTGACGGTCGATGCCTATGCCGCGATTGCCCAGAAGGCCCTGACGTCGGTCTATCCGCAAAACTGGTATTACGACCCGACGTTTACGAGCGGCTTCGGCACGCTCTATCCCTACCCCGTGCCCACAAGTGCGACCCTGGAGGGCGTCATTTATACGCAGTCTCCCGTCGCAGAATTTGACGCCATCACCGACACGATTGCGCTCCCCCCTGGCTATCGACGGTTCCTCCGTACCGGCCTGGCGATGGAGTTGTCCTCGGCATTTGACGCGGGCCTCTCGCCCGCGTTGCAGCTCGCGGCCGTTGAAAGTAAGGCGGACGTGAAACGCGCCAATATGCGGCTGCGCGACCTGGGCTGTGGCACGGCGGGCGTGCTCTTCGGGCGCGCGGGCAATATTTACAACATTTATTCGGACACCTAATGCTGTATCCCGGCTTCATTTCTGGCTCCTACGAGCTACAAAGTCCGTTGGCGGACATGGAGCGGACGGTCAACTGGTATCCCGAGCAAATTGCGAGTGCGGCCATCCCCTGGGGCGCGGCGCTCTTTCCGACGCCGGGGCAAGACGAGTTTCTGACGGTTGGCACGGTGAATACCCGCGCGTTGTTTTCGATGAATGGGCGCGTCCATGCGGTCGTGGGCGGCACGCTGTATGAGATTTTCGCCGGGGCGACGGCGACGAGTCGCGGCACGATGCTGCAAGACCCCAACCCGGCGAGTATTGCGAGCAATGGCGATGCGGGCGACGAGCTGCTCATTGCGAGCGGCACCAACGGGTATCTTTTGGACCTCTCGACCAACGGCCTCTCGACGGTGCTGACCGGGGACTGCGTGATGGCCGGCATGTTGGACGGGTACTTCCTGGCCTTTGACACCGCCACCTCGACGTTTCGCATCAGCGACCTCAATGACGGGACGACCTGGGACGCGACCCAGTACGCGCAGCGGTCCATTGCCCCTGACCCGTGGCGCGCGATGGTCGTGGACGGGAGTCGGCAGATTTGGCTGATTGGCGAGCAGACGGGCGAAGTCTGGTATGACAGCGGCGCGAGTCCGTTCCCGTTCGAGCCGGTGCCCGGTTCCGTCTTTGGCTACGGCACCCCGGCCCCCTGGACGGTGAAGCTCGTGGGCCGACTGATGTGCTGGCTGTCGCAGACGGCGGACGGGGCCGGGATTGTCGTGGGCGCACAGGGTCTGGTGCCGGAGCGCATCTCCACCAACGCCGTCGAGACGGCCATTGCGGGGTATCAACGGACGTCGAAGATTACCGATGCCGAGGCACTCGTCTATGAGATGGACGGCCATACCTTTTATGTGCTGACGTTTCCGGCTGCGAATGCAACATGGGCGTTTGATGTCACGACCGGGGTGTGGCACGAGCGCGGGATGTGGGACTCGGCGGCTGGGGATTACGACCTCTGGAGTCCGCGCGTCCACTGTTTCGGCTTCTCGAAACATCTGGTCGGTGACCGGACAAGTGGCCTGATTTGCACGATGGATACGACGACGACGACCGAGTGTGACGGGTCGGTGATTCGGCGTCTTCGCGTCCCCCCGCCGCTCTGGCGCAGTCCTGGGGTGCGTCGTCTGTTTGTGTCGCGGTTCCAGCTCATGATGGAAGTCGGGCTCGGCACGGCGACCGGGGATGGCGTGGACCCGCAGGTGATGTTGCGGTCCTCGACGGACGGCCAAACGTGGTCGGATACGCGGCAGGCGGCTGCGGGGAAACAAGGGACGTATGGGACGCAGGTCGTCTGGACGCGGCTGCCGTCGAGTACGCATTTATGGGTGCCGGAGGTGACGGTGACGGACCCGATTCCGTGGCGGGTGATGGGGGCTGAGGTGGATGGCCGTGGGCTCTGGGCACAAGCCGCCTGATGGCGTCGTCGCTTGCGCCGACCCCGGAATTCGTGGTCGAGCGCCCGGTGCGCGCGCAGTCGATTACCGGCCGCGTGACGCAGGCGATGCGCTACTGGCTGCTCTCGCTGGCCGACCGGATCAACCGGACGCCCGAGGTGCGGCAGACGGTGACGCTGACGGGGCAGTCGGCGTCGATCGCGGCCACGACCATCTCCGTGCTGTCGTTGCCCGAGGGCGTATATCGCCTGAGCGCGGCGGCACGGGTGACGACGGCCGCGACGACGAGCAGCTCGTTGACGCTGACGTTTGGGTGGACCCAGGCGGTGGCGTGTACGTCGTCCAGCGCGGCGGTCACCGGGAATACGACGGCGACGACGGCCAGTTTTTCAGTGGTGGTGCGCGCCGATGAAGCGTCGAACGTGCAATACGCGACTACGTATGCCTCCAGCGGAGGGACGGCGATGGTCTATCGGCTCGATGTGATTCTGGAGCAGGTGTTATGACGGCGGTCGGGCAAGATTTTGCTCGTGGTCGATTAGGTGGGCTAGTCGCGCCAAGTCCAACATTTCCCACTGGGGGATTTGGATCGGCCGTATCAGGAGGAAGCATGGGACCACTAGCGTTACTGGCTACCCCCGGCGGTGCCGCCCTCGCTGGCTCTGCCGTGTCAGGATTATTTGGCTTACTTTCAGGGCGCAGTCAGGCCAAGGCCACGAGGGAATCGTCACGCATCCAGGCCCAAGCGGCACTGGCTGCGGGCCGACGCCAACAAGCCATTGCTGATGCCCAGCTAAAATTCGCGCGGCAACAGGCTATCCGCGATGAGGACATGCACTACGCGGCTCAGGAGGCCAACTGGGAGATGGAGCGCGCCCGTGAGCGTCGGCGCTTTGGGGAAACGGGCGATGAGCGGCTGGCACAATTTGCTCTGGCGCGACAGCTGGGACGCATGGGGTACGGTGAGCGCGCCGCTGACCGGTTGAACACGCGCGAAGAACTCCTCGCTGGGCTCCGGACGGATCAGGCGCGTCGTGCCCTGCGCCAAGAGCGCGTCGGCTGGCTCGGTGAGATGCTCGGTGCGCCGACCCCGGCCGGAGGACGCAGGATTGCTGCGCTGCGGGAACCAGGGGCGCTTCGGCAACCGGAGTGGGTGCCCCTCCCCGACCCGCGACAAACTGCGTTTGAATATCCCGAGTATGCCCAGCCGGTGCGTCGTCCCTGGGGAGACGCCCCGCTGACGTCCGCTGATGTCGCCCAGCGGCTCGGCGGTCGGGTCCAGCCTGGCGTGCCGTCGCTCGATCCGGCCCGTGATCGAGCGTCCTTTGTCGCGTAGGAGTGCATG